TAGATTATGGCTATATCATCAGCAATATGTTCAAGTTTCAAACAGGAACTTTTACAAGGTAAACACAGTTTTGAATCTTCTGGTGGACACACTTTTAAGATTGCTTTATTCACAAGTTCAGCATCTCTAGGTGCAGCTACGACTGACTATTCAACATCAAATGAGATTTCAAATACATCTGGATCTGCATACTCTGCAGGTGGCGCAACTCTAACCAATACTGGAGTTGGATTAACAAGCACAACAGCATTTACAGATTTTAGTGATGTGACTTTTTCATCTGCTTCTTTCACTGCAAACGGTGCATTAATATATAACACAACAACAGATGGTGGATCGGGAACAACTGATGCTGTTTGCGTTATCGCATTTGGTGGTGACAAGACAGCAAGTAACGGAACATTTAAAATAGAATTTCCTACAAACGATTCTTCTTCAGCAATAATCAGATTAGCATAGGAGGTCGACCATGTCGACGACTTCAGGATGGGGGCGATTCACCTGGGGACAGGCGTATTGGAACGAAGACACAACTTTTAAGACAGGTTGGGGAGCACAATCTTGGAGTGGTGAAGGTGGATGGGGAGATCTTTCTGATCAAACTATTTCTGTTTCTTTAACAGGTATACAAATAACATCTAGTATAGGTTCAGTTGATATACCTGATCAAATAATTACACCTACAAGTTTTTCTATTACTTCATCACAAGGTGAAGCTTTTGTTCCTGTTTCTATAGATACAACTTTATCGACAACAGCATCTGTTGGTTCAGTGTCCGTGGTTGATATGCAAGTTGGACTAACCGGTCAATCCATAACCAGTTCTATCGGTTCTTTAACAGTTAATGATCTAACAATCGGTCTGACAGGTCAACAATTTACCGCAAGTCAGGGAACAGCGATTGCACCTAATGAAACAGCGATTCTTTCTGGTCTATCAATAACATCATCACAAGGAACCGCAGCAGGTATATCCTCACAGGAAGCAGAATTAACAGGAGTATCATTTAGTGCTAGTGTTGGAACTGTGGTCATACCAAATGATGTAGTTCAGATATCTGGTGTATCAGCTGAATTTAATTTAGGAACTATCATAGGATTAGGTGGAGCTGTGGCTCAACCATCAAGTCTAAGTATGACGTCAAGCGTCGGTTCTCTGACAGTAGAAGAGGGTCTGGGATTAACAGGTCAATCGTTTAATGCTAATGTTGGATCTATATCACTCACCGATATTACTATTGGATTAGATAGTTTCTCAATAACATCTAGTGTGGGAGCTGTAGATATCTTCGCATATGGCGATGTTGACACTGGTTCAAATACGTCATATAGTAATGTTTCAACGGGTTCGAATGATTCTTATTCGGATGT